ATCCAATGACAAGGGAACTTGGTATGGTTGGACTATTAATAAGGTTGGCCCAGTACAGGATAAAAGTCTGTACGCGGCTGCTAAAAGTTTTGCGGAGTCATGTAAAAGTGGTGATGTAAAAACCAAGCATAGTGAAGGTGAAACCGAATCGAAAGATTCAGTACCATTTTAATTATGTAAATGATGCCGAGCTAGTCCCCCCGGCTCGGCATCTAACGGGAGGATAACACATGACGACAAACAGAACAAGCTATCACAGGCAATATTATCGTAAGCAAGTAATTAATAGTCAAAAAAATACTATAAAAAATTTACGTGCAGATAAGAAAAAATTTATGGAGAGCCCGGAAGGCATTGCATACAAGAAAAGATTAATGAAAGAGTCCGGCTACCAAGCAGAATATAGAGAGAGAAACAAAGAAAAGATTAAAGCTTACCAAAAGGAGTATCACATAGAATATGCAAAATTTTAGGAAGATATTTGAGGGCAACAACAGTGCCTATGGTCAGTTAATTTTAACTGGTGAGACTACTGAAAAAGGTAAAGCTATTGGCAAAGCTTTTATTAAACGTGAAGCAATACCAGATCAGTTATGGCAAGACCATCTAGATGGTAAGGACCCAGCATTAGGTGTAATACCTATCAACGAGCAGAATATGTGTCGTTGGGGTTGTATTGATGTTGATGAATATAACTTAGATCACAAAAAATTAGCGGCCTCTATTAAGTCCCATAAATTCCCACTGGTCATGTTTAGGTCAAAATCTGGTGGTGCACACTTATTTTTATTTACTACAGAATTTATTGCGGCATCATTGATGCAAGCAAAACTTAAAATGATGTCAGAAGCATTAGGTTTTGGTGGTAGTGAAATATTTCCAAAACAAACTGAGATATTAGTAGAACGTGGTGACACTGGTAACTTTTTAAACTTACCTTATCATGGTGGTATCCGTGGATTGCGTTATGCTTTTGATAATGAAGGTAATGCAGCTAGCTTAGAAGCATTCTATACTATCTATGAAGAGTGGGTACAGACACCTGAACAGATACAAGAAATTATAGTTACTAAAGCAGCAGAAGTTAGCAATGAAGCATTTAAAGATGGACCACCATGTTTAAATAAATTAGCTGACGAAGGTTTTGGTGAAGGCTCACGCAACAATGCATTATTTAATGTAGCAGTATTTCACAAGCAAGCTAACCCAGACAACTGGGAAGACAAAGTTATGGAAGACAACAACAAGTGGATGAATCCACCGTTAGGTTTCCAAGAGGTCAAGGCACTCTTAGCATCAATCGGGAAACGCGGCTATGATAAGTATAGATGTAAAGACCAACCAATTTGTGGTGTATGTAATGCTGCAAAATGTAGAACTAAAAAGTTTGGAGTTGGTTTTGAAGAAGAACAAATGCCAGTGCTAGATACACTAACTAAGATTAATTCTAATCCACCACAGTGGTTTTTAAATGTAGCAGGAAAAAGAATAGAACTAAAAACTGAACAGTTACACAATCCAAATTTATTTGCGATAGCAGTATTAGATCAAGCTAACGTAGTATCACCAATACCCAAAGCTAAAGATTGGCGCGAAGTATATCTAAAACCATTAATGAATAATTTACAAGAAACAGATCCATTAGAATCATTGAAACCTACTAATCAAATAGAAAACCTATTGTATGACTATACTGTGCATAGAGCTAAAGCCAGAACTAAAGATGACATACTTAATAAGACTGCTTGGACTGATGAAGGGTTTTCTTATTTTAGAATGGAAGACTTTTATGCCTTTGCTAAACGTAATAACTGGGAGATGGATAAAACTAAAACTTACAACTTAATTACACAACTAGAAAATATTTTTGTTGCTGAGATTAGAATGGAGTTAAAAAACCAAACACCACGTATTGTTAAAATAAATTCTATGAAAGATCATGGCGCTGAAGTTAGTCAAGTAACTTATCAGGAGTCACCGTTTTAATGAAAACAATTATCTTAGGTCCACCGGGCACCGGTAAAACGACAACGCTCTTAAATTTAGTTGATGACTTTATGAAAGCTGGGGTTGATTCTAAACGGATTGGTTATTTTTCTTTTACAAAAAAAGCCGCACACGAAGCATCCACCAGGGCTGCAGAAAAATTTAATTTAGATCAAGAGCATGATCTAGTAAATTTTAGAACCCTACATTCATTAGCTTTTAGAGTTTTAAGAACCAGCAAAGAACGAGTTATGAAGCCAGAGGATTATCGTGAGTTTGGTTTAAAGGTAGGTATACCTATTAAGATGGCTTATTATTCAGATAATGATGGGGTATTTAATTGTGACAATGAATATTTAAGATTGATTAATAGATCACGCGTCACGGAACGCGATTTAATGGATGTCTATGATGATAACTTACATGGTTTAGATATTGAACGAGATACATTATTTTTATTAGACCAAGAATTTACTAGATTTAAAAAAGAAAAAGGAATGGTTGACTATGACGATATGCTGGCAGACTTTACTACACAAGATATCAGCCCAAGTTTTGATGTCCTCTTTATCGACGAGGCACAAGATCTATCTCCATTGCAATGGCGAATGGTCAGAGGTATGTGGGCCAAATCAGACAAAACTTACATTGCTGGAGATGATGATCAAGCAATCTTTAAATGGGCCGGTGCCGACGTTGATCATTTCATTGCCCTCCGGGATGAGGTTGACAACGTTAAAGTTTTAGATCAATCATATCGGATTCCAGGCGGACCGATACATGAACTATCACAAAAAATTATTGCACAAGTAGAAAATAGATATGACAAAAAATATAAACCACGTGATGAGATAGGTAAGTTACATCGCTACGCGGACATTTCACAAGTAGATATGTCACAAGGTCAGTGGTTGGTGTTGGCGTCAGCAAATTATTTTCTTGATGGGGCTAAAGAATTATGTTGGCTCAAAGGTTGGTATTACAGTCACAAAAATAAACGCTCAGTTTCAGAAAACTTATTAACCGCAATACAGAATTGGGAAGAATTGCGCAAAGGTGCAAGTTTAAATGTTCTACAGATAAAAAATATTTATTCTTATCTTAGTGAAAACGTTACTCGTGGTTATCGTACCGCGAAAACTTTAGATGTAGATCTAAAATATAATCTGGAAACATGCCTCGCGGATCACGGATTGTTAACAGACAAACCTTGGATGAATTCATTTGCTGGTCTTGATACTAGTACAGAAATGTACATCAGGAACATGCGTTCACAAAACGAAGCTATTTTTAAAAATCCAAGAATTATTTTATCAACTATCCATGGCGCCAAAGGAGGCGAAGCTGACAATGTTTTATTACTTCCTGACATTACTAAATCTGCTCTTGATCACAGTGATCGTGATTCAGATGAACTACACCGGCTGTTTTATGTAGCAGTCACCCGTGCAAAAAAAGCATTATATATTTTAGAACCAAAAAATTATGAAAGGTCATATCTATTATGAAAAACAAATACGGCATACCCGAGTTTACCAAAGAAGGTTATTTTAAAACCAAAGAAGAAAAATATGATCCGGTAAATTATCCAGCACACTACAACAAAGGTGGAGTACAATGTATCGATGCTATTGCTAGTATGCAGGGTGATGGTTTTAAATATTATTTACAAGGCAGTGCGGTCAAATATATTTGGCGGCACGAACATAAAGGCAAACCCATTGAGGACCTAGACAAAGCAATTTGGTTTATCAATAAACTAAAAAAGGAATACAAATGAAACCATTACAAATGCCAATGTTTAGTCCGGAAACCGAATGGGTGCCGCCATTAAACTTACCTGATTTAAAAGAATATCCAGAGATAGCCATTGACTTAGAGACTAGAGATCCAGGACTTATGACTATGGGTTCCGGTGCCATTAGTGGCAACGGTGAAGTGGTGGGTATTGCCGTGGCCGTTGAAGGTTGGTCCGGTTATTTTCCAATCAATCACGAAGGTGGTGGGAACATGGACCGCGCATTGGTGTTAGATTGGTTCGAAGAAGTTTTACATACCGAAGCTACCAAGATATTTCACAATGCCATGTACGATGTATCGTGGATCAGGTCGATGGGCTTCCAAATTAATGGTGGTATTATCGATACTATGATTGCAGCATCATTGGTCGATGAAAACCGTTGGAGCTTTACCTTAGACTCAATCTCTAAACAATACGTTGGTATGGGCAAGAACGAAAAAATTCTAGCTGAAGCGGCCAAAGCTTGGGGTGTTAATCCAAAAGCGGAGATGTGGCGTTTACCGGCACCGTTGGTAGGTGAGTATGCCGAACGCGATGCAGAGGTGACACTAAAGTTATGGCATGCCATGAAACATGAATTAACCCAACAAGATTTGTGGGACGTATTTAACCTGGAGACCAGTTTGTTTCCGTGTTTAGTAGATATGAAGTTTAAAGGCGTGCGGGTAGATTTAGATAAAGCTGCAGCATTGAAACAACAACTCGGGGTAACAGAAAAAAAATTATACCGCGACATTAATAAGATAGCAGGGTTTGAGATAGAAATTTATGCGGCGACATCTATTGCCAAAGCATTTGACAAATTAAAAATACCCTACGATCGCACCGACAAAGGCGCACCGAGTTTTACTAAAGGTTTTTTAGCCACGCATCCACACGAGTTGCCAAAACTAATTAGTGAAGCACGAGAAATTAACAAAGCTAGTTCGACGTTTATCGATACCATTTTAAAACATGCCCACAACAACAGAATCCATGCAGATATAAATCAAATCCGGTCGGATGATGGTGGTACGGTGACGGGTAGATTTAGTTATTCTAATCCTAACTTGCAACAAATTCCAGCACGGCACAAAGTTATTGGTCCGGCGATACGCTCATTGTTTATACCGGAAGAAGGCTGTACTTGGGGTTGCTTTGATTACTCGCAACAAGAACCGCGGATCGTGGTGCACTTCTCTTCACTCTTAAAACTAGAAGGCTCTGACATGATTGTTGATCAATATAATAATGGCGAAGCTGACTTTCATCAGATGATTGCGGACATGGCTGGTATTGAACGGAAGCAAGCGAAAACTATTAACTTAAGTTTAATGTATGGCATGGGTAAAAATAAACTTATGGCGGAACTAGGACTACTAAAAGAAGCCGCGGAAAATTTAATAAAAACTTATCACCGCAAAGCCCCGTTTGTTAAAATGTTATCGGAGGCGGTAGTTAGACGGGCCGAAGACAGTGGTAAGATTAGAACGATTGGTGGTCGGTTATGTCACTTTGATATGTGGGAGCCGCATGGGTATGGTATTAAGAAGCCATTGAAGCATGCAGACGCCCTCAGGGAACACGGACCGGGGATTAAACGTGCGTTTACGTACAAAGCCTTAAACAAATTGATTCAAGGCAGTGCTGCTGACATGACCAAGAAGGCTATGCTAGCGCTATATGAAGCTGGTGAGGTGCCGCACATACAAATACATGATGAATTAGACATCTCAGTACACTCTAGGGAGCAAGCAGAGAAGATAATTAATATCATGGAGTCTGCAGTAGAACTAAAAGTACCAAATAAAGTAGACTTTGAAGAAGGTAGTTGTTGGGGTGATGCAAAATAAAGATAATGCCGGCGATTAAATTGATCTAAAACCACCGGCATATGAAGGTGAGAAGAT